ATAATGCAGGAAGTGCACCAGCATATCCTCGCATTAGAATTAAGAACGCTGGAACTAACGGTTGGATTGGTATTGTTAATAAAAACGGTGTAATGGAGATTGGGACAAGTGCGTCTAGACGTGAAGGTCTCTCTGCTGCATCTGGGTCGTATGATCAGTCACAGTTATTGCTAAATTTAACACCTAATGATTCTACAGGATGGCGTAAAGGCGTTAATATTAGTAATAAATTAAGATCGCAATCGCCTTTGCAGTATGCCAACCATGCTGAAATTAGCGACCTAACTCTTGATTGGGCTCCTAGAGACGCTGGTAGTGTTGGGTATCCGTGCCCTGGGTTACATTGGACTCGTTCTGGGTCTAAAGGTGTTGGTCAAGACTGGGGGTGTGCTGTATATGAGTACGCTCTGCCCGCTGATAAGAACAATGTGAAAGGTGCTAAGAACTTCCGTTGTGATTTTAACCTAAAACTTTGGGCATCTAAGATAGGTCAAACAGGTTTATTATCTGTTATGTTTATGGATGCGAACGATCGTTTAATCTGCGCATATAGCTTAGATAAATATGCCAATGATAGCGATATAACACTTCAAACATTTACAACAACTGATATTCATAAATCTCCTCGTGAAGAAAATATATTCGGTTCTAATAACAACGAACCGGGACAGCAACGTCCTAATCCTGGATTCAATAGTAGAACGGGTAATGTATATATTATTAAAGACGGAGGTAAATTTACGTTCAGTTATTCTGGTATACCTAAAACCATAGTTGACGCTTCCAAAGAGAATTTGGAATGCTCAAAAATTTGGATTTTATACGGTCGAGCTAGAGATGAAAGACCGGGTATAGGGCACCTTGATACATTATGTGTACAATCTCTTAAATTCCAAAAGACAAACGTTGAACGGTATGATCTTGTGCCTAATAAATACAATGCGGGAAGCGAACTTGTAGTAGATATGTATAAGGGTAAAATCTTTTATATTTCTGATCCAGAAGCTTCGACGCAAGGCGTTAGTGCTGAGGGTGACTTAGCTAATGGGTCTCGATACTTCTCGATCCCACCTGGTGAGTCACAATTAGAAATTCATTCTTCCGGATTTGTTACAACAGCCCCTGAGGTTAGTGTGGAGTGGGAAGAAGCATGGCTGTAAGAAAGGAGGCCGAAACTTCAAAATGAATGTAAAACCTGCATGGCAGTTAGCAGTTCATGATAATGCAATGAATATCGTTGATCATATTAACAACGATGTGCCCGACTCTCTGAAATATTATGATGAAGAGTTCCATCAATACTGCGGTAAGGGTTCGGCTACCTTTACTTTTACTGTCGATAAATATTCAAATGGCGTTTTAAATGAGCGCATAGCCAATCTTACTACCGAGTCGTATATTTCATTTCATGAAGACAATACTGACTATGTATTTAATGTAATGACTCGTAGAGAGACTGACTATACCATTACATTGGAATGTGTCACAACCAATTTAGAGTTGCTTAATGAGAAAGTTGTTGCTTATGAAAGTAAGGATGCTAAAACATTCTTAGAGTATATCGAAGCTATGCAACTCTTTACATATACTCGTATTGAATTAGGTATCTGTGAAGTTCGTAATACTAAACAAACTCTTAAGTTTGAATCAGATGATGACACATGTCTTGCACGTATTCTTAAACTTGTTGAATCATTTGACGGCGAGATGGAGATTATAACTAAGCTTACCGATGGTGGCCAGATTGATAAGTATATACTTAATGTTTATAAATCTCGTAATACTGCAAAAGATAATGAGCCCGGTTTAGGGCGTGTTCGTACAGATATCAGATTGCAGATGGGGCGCGACGTTTCTTCTGTTGTTAAAAAAGAAGATAAGACAAACTTATTTTCTGCAATTCGTATGCGGAACAAAGATGGGGCATATATCACATTCCCTAACTCCAGGGAAATTAAAGCGCCAGATGGAACTCATGTCGAGATGTATTGCAACAGAGGATCCCATACAATCTATGCTCCGATCTCAGCCAAACTTTATCCGTCAGTAAACAAACGCGATAATTGTGACCCCTGGATCGTTCGTGATGTTAAGACTGAGTTCACAACATCTGATGAAGCATGGGCTTACGGCGTTAAGATGCTCCGTAATTACATGTATCCTATTACAACATGGGAGATTAACCTTAACTCGGCGATAGTTCTTCAACAATACGATATCAAGATTGGTGATGTGATCTTCATGACTGATGAGAATTTTGTCGGGGGATTGCTTATTCGTGCTCGAGTTGTTGAAATGGTACGTTGCTCAACTGATCCTAGTAAGACAAAGCTTACTTTATCAAATGTGGTAGCTGTTAGGCCAACTAATAACTCTACGTTGATGAGCACAATGTCTCGAATGATTAATGATGCCCAACCTTTCAAAATGACTGTAAAAACTACAGGGCCTACTATGTTCCGTGAACTTACAGACAGTTGTGAGTTGATTCCAACTTTATATAAAGGTAAATCCGAAGTTACTGATGTCGATTTCAGTTACTTCATTGACAGTAACCTTGCTGGTAGCGGAAGCCGCTTTAGAGTATCTCGATCTAATGTTGGTACTAGTGGTAACGCACTTATTACAATTCAAGCATGGGTTCAAGGTCAGATGGTTGAGTTCCAAGATATTACTATTGCTACTGTGAACGACGGAGTATCTCCTGTTCTTACTGTAGTTGAGTCTAGTAATGGTGATGTGTTTAAAAATGGTGTCATTGAGACTGTGCTGACGGCTAAGCTATTTAGGGATGACGTCGAAATTGATACTCACGGTGACGCATTTAATTATATCTGGACGAAGACCAATGTCAATGGTGAAATTGACGAACCTTGGGGACAACGTCCTGAGTCTAAAAGGAAACATGTTAGCGTAACACGTATTGATATAGAAAATAAAGCAACGTTTTCTGTTGCTATTGTAACCAAGTAAAGGAGGTGACGTATTATGGCATTAGTTTCAACAGGTCAGATTACTATTGTTGATTTGGATGATGGTAAAACCCAATATACGCACCTTGCTTGGTGTAATGCTTCAATAGAATATGGTGAAGCAGGGAGACCGCATAAGACTACCTATTCGGGTTTTACAAAGGATCCAAAAGAAGGCTCTAGATACACCCATATTGGTATCTACCAAGATTTTAATTTTGTTGGTAGTGATGATCCTGAAGATTATACCTGGTCTAAATGGAAAGGTAGTGACGGTGCTAATGGTATCCCAGGTAAGCCTGGTGCTGATGGTCGTACTCCGTATGTTCACTTCGCTTATGCTGATTCTCCCGATGGATATAAAGGATTCACAACTAGTGAAACGCTGGCTTTTACTGGTGATATTGATAGCGAACCAACTAAGGTTAAAGTGGATGTAACTGCGAAGATATATATGGGTACGTATATCGACTATACTGAAGAAGATTCTCAAGATCCTAAAAGATATCAATGGCAAAAAGTTCGTGGTGCAGATGGTGCTAATGGTACACCTGGTAAACCTGGAGCTGATGGCCGCACTCCATATGTACACTTTGCTTATGCTGATAGTGCAGACGGAAGAACCGGCTTCACGGTATATGGCGATCCTAATAAGAAATATATGGGTACATATACTGACTTTACTCAAGCAGATAGTACCGACCCAACCAAGTACAAATGGTCTCTTATAAAGGGCGCTGACGGTGCTAACGGAGCACAAGGTATTCAAGGCCCGCAAGGTCCAAAAGGCGATCAAGGTATACCTGGTCAAAGAGGTGCTGACGGTAGGACACAATACACACATATTGCTTATGCCGATAATGCATTTGGCGCAGGTATGAGTCAGACAGATTCTAATAAGCAATATATAGGTATTTATCAGGATTTTAATTCTGTCGATAGTACAAATCCCAATAGTTATAAATGGACGAAGTGGAAAGGTGATGATGGAGCTAATGGTCTTCCCGGCCCTAAGGGTGCTGACGGTCGTACTCCATATGTTCATTTCGCATATTCTAATTCTGCAAATGGAACTTCTGGTTTTAGTGTTAGCGATTCTAGTGGTAAAGAATATATTGGTACATATACTGACTTTAATCAAGCGGATAGTACAAATCCTAATGTGTATAAGTGGACTAAGATAAAAGGTTCTGATGGTACTCCTGGTAAAGCTGGTGCTGATGGAAAAACATCATATGTCCATTTTGCTTATGCGGAGTCTGAAGATGGCAGAAAGGGATTTAGTATTGGTTCTTCTGTTGGTAAGTATTATATTGGTACATATACCGACTTTACTCAAGCAGATAGTACTGATCCTACAAGATATAAATGGACTTCTTTAAATGGAGATATATCGGTAGGTGGTCGTAATCTATGGATTAAAAATAAATGTACAGGTTTTGCAGCGATCGAAAAACTTCCAGATGGACATATCACTGGACAAACTGAATGCTATAGACTTGAAAGCACGCAAGGTAAAAATTCTATAATCTTTAATCTTGCTCCTGAATTTACAAAAAAACTATACGGAAAAGTTGCATTTCAAGCATGGATTAAATATGAAAATGTGGTATCAAACGGTCAAGGTTATTCAAAATTTAATTGCTTTAAATCACGTGGTTTATATAAATGGAGTAAAGATAGGAACGTCATTAGTCCAGCTAGTCATCCTAATCTTTTTGGTTTTACTGGCACATCAGGATGGTTTCAAATAAAATCTGTTTATGATTTTGGATCAGACCCTAATTATGATCATATGCGATCAGCATTTTGGTTTGTTCTCGAGGGTGTAAAGAGCGGTACTGCTTGGGTCACAGGAATTAAAGTTGAGGTTGGGAATACTGTAACCGACTATTCTATCGCGCCTGAAGATCTTGAAGATTCTATTTCTTCAAAAGCTGATTTAAACGTTACTCAAGAACAACTGAATAGGTTGAGTGAACGAAATGATTTGCTTAAAGCAGAGTTAGAAGCTAAAGCATCACAAAGTATTGTTGATGAATGGGTTGCGCAGATTAAGAACGTAATGGCCGTTGATGAGGCTGGCCGTAAAGATGCAGAGTCTACTGTTCTTCGAGCAAGTGAACGCATTACTGATTTACAGAATAAAGTTGGCGAGCTTAAAATTATGACTGAGTTTGTTAATACCTATATGTCTCAATCTGAAGAAGGTATTATAGTCGGTCAAAAAGATGGCTCATCTAAAGTCATGGTATCAACAGATCGTATCTCATTCATATCTGGTGGTAGAGAAGTAGCGTCTATCTCTCAAGGGGTTCTGCAAATTGACAACGGTGTGTTTGTAAAATCGCTTCGTATTGGACGCTTTGTAACTATGCAGGATCCTTTGAATCTTGATCGAAATTTAACATTATATGTAGGGGGGTGATATAATATGGTTGTTGTTAACTTTACAGGTGGCTGGGGGCAGTATATGCAGTTAGAATTATGGTCTGACTGGCAAGCTTCTAAACCAGAACAAAACGCGACACTTGTTAACGTGCAAGTTCGATTAATATCCGTTAACGGCGGTACTATATATCAAGGTAATGGTGCAAAAACATTATGGCTTAATGTCGGTGGTATCGAAGAACATTATAATATCGACCCCGCTATAGCACCGAATCAGCGTCGTAGTATATTCGGTAAGGACTATTTAATTCCACACAATGCAGACGGTACCAAGACAGTAACAATATCTTGTGAATACGTTCTTGGTCTTGGTGGTTATGATAGGGCTAAGGCTCAGTTTTCGATTAAACTAAAAGACTTAGTTAAGATAAGTAAAGGGCAAAACGTTACGGGTGATATAGGTAGTCCGGTTACTCTTTCTGTTGAACGAAACGGGAGTGACTATTTACATTCCGCAGAAGTCGTATTTGGTAACTGGAAAAAGACTGTTACAGGGTATGTTCGGTTCGATACTAGCTTTAGTTGGACGCCACCACTAGAATTATGCAATCAAATTCCTGATACAAATAGTGGGGTTGGTAGTGTAATATATATTACTTATCAAAACGGTAGAGAAGTCGGGAAGGATATAAAAACCATAACTTTGAACATACCAGATAGTGTAAAACCGACACTAGGTTCTATCAACGTTACAGATGAAAATCCTGCTATAAACAAACTATTAGGCACGAATATATTCGCATCTACTATATCGAGATTAAAAGTCGGCTATGTGAATCCAGCAGGGGCATATGGCTCGACAATATCTAGTTACTCGGCTACTATTGTTGATCATCCGTATTCGTCTTATAATGAGGATGGCGTTATTGGGAATGTCACAATGGTCGGTAAAGCAAAAGTTAAAGCAACTGTTACTGATAGCCGTGGACGTACTAGTGATCCAAAAATAGTAGATATAGAGTTTCTTGATTATTTTTTACCTCAAATCAGTTTTGATGCAAAACGTGTAGGTACTAATGGCGAAAAGATTCAAGTTACTAGAAATATAAAAGTAGCTCCGCTTCCGATGAATGGAGCGCCGAGAAATACAATGTCTGTATCCTTTAAGGTTGCGCCATTCGGATCGAAAAACTACGTCGCTGACAACGGCCCTGCTACTGCAACATTTACTTCAATATCCGAGTTAGTGAATTCATCAGCTAATCTAGGTTCTGATTATAGACCTGATATGTCATATGTTATTATAGGGACTGTTAGTGACAAATTTACTAGTTCTGAATTTAGGGTGGAAGTCGCTACAAGATCTGTAATAATGTCTATGGATCAAAACGGTATTGGTATCGGTAAAATACGCGAACGTGGTATGCTTGACGTTGCTGGAGATATTTATTCATCAGGTCTGCTAAATACTAATGGTATTCGTATTAATAATAAAACGATTCAACAGTACCCTATTACAAGTTTAGATGGGCGAATCCAAGATGTTCGTTTTTCTAGAAAGGATCTTAATACCATTACGGAAACTGGTCTTTATATGGTGTTTGGGAAACATTCAGGAGCGAAGAATGGCCCTGACACACAAAAGCAAGGCATGTTAGAGGTGTTCGCGCTTAACGACAAAGAATTATTCCAAAGGCATATGGATAACCGTATGAATATCTGGGCTCGATGGAGAGATTCGAACAATCACTGGACTAATTGGGAGCAAATCCATATTTGTGAGGAAGATGCACTCGCGTCTAAAAAACCAACATATATTCATATGGCGTTTACCATGCCTTGGGGCATGCCTGCAACCATAACTCGAAGTGGTAATCTGGTCACTATACATATTCCTAGAATAGCTAGAACGATTTCTCAACAATATGAGAATCAAAAATGCAATGAAATATTACCAGAAGGTTTTCGCCCTACGAACCAGGCAACACTTATTCTATCATTGAATGATCGATCTTCTTTTTTAGGTAATACTATATTGCATTTAAATCCTGATGGTATTATAAATATAACTACAGGTATAACCCAAATGGCTATATATGAAGGGACTATAACATACATTACAAATGACCCATTTCCATCAGTTGCGAATAAATAAGGTACCCACCATACAAATACATTTATGAAAGGAGATTTAAATGTCTAAATTAGAGTTTAAATCTAAATCGTTGGATTATGATTCAACCAATAATAAGCGAACCCACGTTATTCTTGTTGACGATAATGGGTCGGTAGTTCATGTATTTCTAGAAGAAGCCGTTATTGACTTAAGTAATGCGGAACTATATAAACTTGCTATGCAAAAGCATTATGATATCAACTTCCCTAGCAAGGCTGAGAATGAACGATTTGAGAAGGTCGATGAAAAGCTCAGTAATGTTGATGACGCAATGGATGTTCTTGTAGCATTTGCGGTGTCTATTCAAGGCAATATGAATATCCCTGCGTACAATCGTATTGCATCAGTCGCAAAACCGCTAGTAAACGGTAAACGATATATGAATGGTGATGTTGTTGTTATGCCTTATCCATTTGATACAAATGCGAAATGGCCAAAGGACACAAAGACCTTATTCTTATTTGCAATGCAAGAAGGAGAAGGGTATTCATATAAAGGTCAGAAGCTATCAGAAATGCTCCAACAAGGTGCTCTTAGCGTAGTTATGCCACGAATTGAATAAAAGGAGAAACATGCAAGAAAAAGAGTTAATGCATTGGTTTATAACTGTCGTTATTCCAATCGTTATTAGTATGGGTAGCTTCTATATTTCCTCTAAAAACCGAGCAGCCGATTTAGAGCACCGCCTAACTGAACTTGAGGTATCAGATAAGCATAATGAAAAACTTATGGATAGTCATACTTTGAGATTGGATAAGTATGAAGAGGAACAGAAGATTATTCGGGCTTTAGTGGAACGAATGGATTATATGAACGAAAGTCTTAAATCCGTAAAGAATGATATGGACGAGATTAAAGTACTTGTCCGTAGCTATAGTGAAACACGAGGTAACAACAAATGAAACTTTCAAATGAACAATACAATACTGCTAAATTTATTCTTCTTAACGTCGTACCTGCTTTAGTTACTCTAATTGCAGGTCTTGGTGTGTTATATGGTTTCGATGCAACTAAGATTACAGCAACAATCGGTCTATTTGCAACATTTGCAGGATCTGTTCTGATGATCTCTACGAAACGCTACAACGAAGAAAAAGCGTCAGAAGATGACGGACATTAATATAGGAGCATTTAATGGCAACACGATCTGAGGTACTTACTTGGGTTCGTAGTCTTGCCGACCGTGGTATAGGGGTCGATGCAGATGGTGCTTATGGTATGCAATGTGTCGACCTCCCTAACATGGTCGCTCAGAAATTCTTTGGGCGTGCTATGTGGGGTAATGGTATTGATATGCTTAAGGCAGGACAGGGTCTAGGCTGGCGTACAACTGGAGGTAATGAACTTCCACATGCTGGTGCTATATTCTGTATGCGTGTATCATATCATGGCTACGGTCATACCGGTATAGTAGTTAACGAACCCGACGGTAATGGTAATTTTCAAACTGTTGAGCAAAACGTCGACGGTGGTATTAGCGGAGGACCTGCTCGATATCGCGTTAGACGTTTAGGCAATCCAACCGAAAACATTATCGGGTTTATATATCCTCCATATTCTGATGGCTTAGGCTCTACAGGAGATAGCGGAGGAGGATCTGGAGAAGGAGAAACTATGGACTTCACATTTATGATAGGCGGTGAGCCAGCATGGGATGCACAAACCGTATATTACTATAATGGGGCAGTTAATGAAGTGCAACCCGTTCATAATCTTGAAGAGCTTAAGTATCTTCGATCTATTTATCAAGATACACATGGGCGTAGCTTGAAACATTATGAATGGAATACATCTGCACCAGTTTATCATCGCATATTTGCTATATTAAAACCATCTACTAGACACGAATCTACCAAAGCGGCTTTGAGGTATTAAGATGGCTATTTCGTTTACTTTCCGTATTGAAGGACGCGATCCGGGGCAACCATATTTACAAGGCTGGGATCCTAAAAAAGTTTATTTTTATAATGGCGATGAAAATGAGATAATTTATATTGATAACGAAGACGCTCTTGCAAAGTTGCGTTCTGTATATAAAGAATCTCGTGGACGCGATTTAGTACATTATGTATGGACAACAAATGCACCTGTATTTATTCGTATATTCGGAGTGTTACAACCCGGTACGGGTGCGGGATCTATGAGATCGCAAATCGATACGTTAAATGCAAAGATAAAAGAGTATGAAGATGCTTATTGGAAACCTACACATTTTAGACCCAAAATTGCTTTACATATTCGTAAAGAACCAACTAGAACCAGTACATCATTAGGTATATGTGATATTGATCGAAAATATAAAGTTCTAGAAACAATTACACAATGTGATTGGCATTGGGGTAAGATAAATCATAACGGTATTGTTGGGTGGATTGCTATGGGTGATATAACAGGGGAATGGTATGGCGAAAAGTACAACGAACCTGATTCGGCATAACCCAATAAAGGGCGTTGATAGGGTAAAACTTACAACGCTCATTTTTTTTTTATTTTTTACAACGTTCTATATAGAAAGAGAGGTAAATAACTATGAATATCGAAGGAAAAGTAGCAGATGCCGGGAGATACATGAAGGGCTATTACAACTGCGAAGAAGCTAACGGAAAAATACCTTATGCTGTATTATCTAGAAATTCATGTGAGAATGTCTTAAAGTATATTGAAAACAATAGTTTTATACACGATATCGATTTTGAAAGAGAATTCGAATATTGCTTATCTGAAATTACTTGTATAATATATAAATGGACTAAAGCGGATGGAATCTTTAGAAAATGCAAAGAACGTATTCAAATAAGGAAACTTGATTCGCAGATGAAACGATTAGCTGAATTGTATATGAGGGCACTGTTAATGCTAACAGACCACTTCGGAATTTAGGGTAGATTTTACTACCCTTTCTTTTTTTTTCAAAAATTTACTTTCTACTATATAGAAAGAGAGGATAATATCATGAAATATTATGTAAATGTAAATACTT